ATATCCGTAATTTACAGTGATATTTGAACCTGTGTTATTTTGTATTCCAAACACAAATGTATTTGTTGGGGTACTCACACTAGGACTTGAGGTTGATATTGCACCTGCGGTACCTATAATTTGGTCAGGAATTGATGTAAACAATATTGGACTACCACCTCCAGTATAATTCCACGCATATTGATAACCAATTACAGGTACATTACTATTACTTATTGATACAGTTGCGTTGTAAACTATTATACCATTCGGTATATTAGCTAAAACCCACAAATTATAGGTACTATTACCCTCAAGAGTAAAACTATAATTACTGGTTCCTGATGTTACCGTCCAAGAACCTGTATTACTAAGATTATTTGTAATGCCTGAGTAGGCAATATGATAGGTTACACCACTTAGTTCTACAGGAATAAGAGTGTTATTGGTAGGTTCCGCTAAAAAAGTTAATTCTCCGATTGTTTTACCTGTTAATGACATATTTTTTATTTTATAAATATTTGTTTATAATCCATATACTGTTGGACTTGGTTATGGTTCAAAAAATTCCAAATACTCACCATTACCAACTGAAATATATTCATTAATACCACTTATTAAAACGGGATTAATTAGTACTGTTATTGGTGTTTCAGTAGGTGTTGGAGTGTTAGTTGTAGTTATTGTTGGTGTAGGTGTTGCGGTTGGTTCTATAAATCTTGGAGCTAAATAATTGTATTGTTGTGTTATTTCAGTAAGATTTAATTGTCTGTTATAGAAATACATGTTGGCAACATGTCCCCAAGGTTGACCCGCCGTATCATTATTACCCCATCCCCAGTGTCTAGTTCCACCAGCACCCTCATTGATTGTACTTCCCACCTGTGAACCATTTATGTAGAATGTTTGAGATGTATTTGTTCCAACTACAGCAAATTGAACCCAAACACCTGCCGAAGATGAAACATCATATCCTGAACTTACAAATCCTGTTGCCCAATATCCTAATGTGTTTGTTCCATTAGGTATGGTAATTGGTGTGATTTTAGGAGGGCCCTTTGTATAAAGTACTGTTCTAAACCCAGCATTACTAGGTATCAATCTTGCCCAAGTGATATATGTGTATCCTGAATTTGGTAATAAAGGTCCTGTTAAGTTGTAATCAACTCTATTAGTTCCTGTTGTACAATCGAAGCATTTTATACCATTAAGAACTGTGTAAGTTGCACCAATTAATGTATGGTCATATCCACCTGTAATATCAAAAACAGTTGTTCCTGTACCAGGGTAACTTGAACTTTCATATGCGTCAAGTTGAATAACCAATCCTGAACTTACAATACTTGGTGTTGTTGATGGTGTTGGTGTGTTGGTATTTGTTGGAGTTGATGTAATGGTTGGGGTATTAGTGTTTGTTGGTGTTTGCGTAACTGTTGGAGTTACAGTCTGAGTTGGAGTTTCTGTATTTGTAGGCGTTGGTGTTACAGTATTAGTTGGAGTCTGAGTTGGTGTTTCAGTAGGAGTTTCTGTGTTTGTAGGTGTAGGTGTTTGTGTTGGTGTATTAGTAGGAGTTTCAGTGTTAGTAGGTGTTTGTGTTGGTGTATTAGTAGGAGTTTCAGTGTTAGTAGGTGTTTGTGTTGGTGTATTAGTAGGAGTTTCAGTGTTAGTAGGTGTTTGTGTTGGTGTATTAGTAGGAGTTTCAGTATTAGTCGGTGTAGGTGTTGGTGTATTAGTTGGTGTAACACTTGTTGTTGGTGTAACTGTTGGCGTAATAGTTGGAGTCGGAGTTGCCGATGGACACATACCTAAATCAACTAAAACCAAAGAATTAACACCACCAGTTCTTTTAACACTATTTTTAGTTGCACATAAATAAACATCAGGATTTGGAGGTAAAACATTTCCAGAAATTAAAGTACCATAACAATCTATGTAAGAATAGATAACATTTCCTCTGTCAGATTCATTTATTAATCTATAATATTCACATCCAGTATATCCTGGTGTAGATGTAACACTTGGCGTTGGTGTTTTAGTCTGTGTTTGTGTTGGTGTTTGAGTAATAGTGGACGTAACACTTGGTGTTGGTGTTTTAGTTTGTGTGGGTGTTAGTGTTGGTGTTTGAGTAGATGTATTTGTTTGTGTAGGTGTTGGTGTTTGGGTAGATGTATTTGTTGGTGTTATAGTTTGAGTTGCAGTTGCCGTTGGAGTCAACCCTGTTGTTGCTGTTGGTGTTGGAGTTGTTGATAAAGTTGGTGTTACTGTAGGTGTTGCGGTATTTGATGGTGTTAGAGATATTGTTGGTGTGTTTGTAGGTGTATGTGTAGGAGTTGATGTAGGTGTGGGTGTTGGGAAATCACAATTTAAACAATATGGATTTAAAAAATTGTAAATTGGTCTTAAAATTCTTGCATTGTGTTGGATTTCTGGAACCGATAATGGTTTTGCATACATACCAAATGTTGATATTGCACCATCAAATGTCCCTGCAAAATTTTGTTCAATTAAAATGTTAGTTGTAAGACCGCTTAATGTAGTCCCACTTAAAATGTTTGGTGGAAACAATTCAGGGTCTTGGGTATAATAATTAATATCATTTGTTGGTACCGCACTAAAAATTAAATTTTCGTGTAATCCTTGTGTACCACCACCCCAAGATATGTTGAATGGTACTCCAACTTGGGTTTCTTTGTGTCCAAATAAACCACGAGGTATAATTTCTTCAACATCTTCAAACACATCAAATATTCTACCATTAATGTAGATTTTCATTCGACCTCTACGGTATATTTTTTCTAAAATCCAAAGATTGTTTAACTCAACAAGTTCTTCAATAGTCGGAATTAATTCATAATGTGTTATTGGTGGTGATATTAATGAAACCGAATTGTTTGCCGTACTAGCAGTGTACGGGAACACAGTAATAGTTCCAAGACCACCACGATAGTATAAATCACACGTATCTAACCATGTATATCGCTCAAAGACTACATCTACTAAAACCCAATGTTCTTGTTCATCATATGTTGTTCCACTACAGTCATCATAAATTCCTCTATCGGTACAGTAGTTGTTAATTGAATATCCCGTTACTGAATCAGGACCTAAAGTTTCACAAGAACCTGAAAAAATACAATCCCCCGTTATAGTTAAAGTTCTTATACAAATTTTCGGATTGTGTGGGTCACCACTAAATTTGATTGCAATTGCATTAGACATTGAATCATATTCAGGATTATGTTCTGGAATTGGAACTGGTGGTTCAGGACAACAACAAGGGTCTACTTGAGTGTGTGAATCTGTTGTTCCTGTTGGTGGATATACTAATACACAATTAGAGTCATTATACTGTAAATAACCTGGTTTGGTTATTATTGAAAATTTAATAGTCCCCAACCCTACTCGTTTTGTGGTTACAAATTGAAAATTTCCTGTTGATGCCGTGTATCCAACAACGGTTCCCTCAAGATACTGAGCATCGTCATGATAAATTAATGCCGTATCACCTGAAACCCATAATAAGTCTGGTGAAACAGTCAATGTTCTACCTGTTGTTGTTAAATCAAAAATTGTTGTTGATGAAGTTGTATATCCTGTATACAAATCAACACAAAAACAACTTGTTAAACCAGTTAACGGTGTTGTAATTCTGTAATAAGATGGGTCACCTGAATTTGTTCCGGCTGCGTGGTGCCAATATTTATTTTCGGCTCTTGTACCCATATAAAAGAATATACCCGCATTGTTTGGATAATATTCATTTAATGTGGTTTGTCCTGAACTTGGAGAATAAACATTTGATAATCTTGGTTTTAAAGTCATCTCTACCGTCCATCCTTTTGGATATCTTTCAGGTAAAATTTTATAATCGTAACCAAACAATTCATAAAATCCTTGATAGAAACCACCATACAATTCTTGGTAATTTCCAATAGTTTGAGCACTATATGACACAACATTATAAACCGTTCCTGCGGTTACACCCGAAAATCTTGTGTTTGGTGTCCAAGTATATCCTGTTACTTGATGTAATTTTAATCTTCTGTCAAATTTATACCTATCAAATTTTTCATTTGCGGGTAGTAAACCATTTGTATATGTTATTGATTGACCAGTCATTCCGGTTACCAAACCATTATCAGTTCCTGTTAGTCCAATATCACAAATTGTTTTTGAAGAATAACAAGGTATTAAAACATCTGTTGGGTTATAGTAATTTTCTGAAATTAAAATATTATCAAAATCATAATTTCCATAGGTTAATGAAAAATTTTGATTACTTCCCGTAAAATTAATATCAAACTTAACTGGTAACACATCACCATCATACGCACCAATAATATATGGTGAAAAAATAACTTCTTCGTTATAATCTCGTTCATCTGATGCTAAAGAAAGGTCTGTAACCTCCAAAAATGGTGATAAATACCATTTTTTATAGACATATTGGTTAATGTTCTGGTAAGCCATATGACATAAATACTTTTATTGTAGTATTTATAGTATAAAAAATCATTATGATTGAATTTGGTCGTGAATATTATAATAATGACATGTATTTTTTCTTAAAGAAAAGAAAAGATTCTATTGATGTCTACTATTCTGTTGGTAATACCATTACAGAAGCCAGAACAATGGATGAAATTGTTAAAATACCATTAATTAATGAAACTAAATTAAAATTAGTTATTGAAAAATTAACAAAGTCAAAGAAAAAATTTTCAAAAAAAGATATTAAAAGAATTATGGATAAAATTTCATCTGAAAAAGGTGAAATTGAAGAACTTGTAGATTACGATGGTAGTTTTTCAAATTCAAAAGTTCCAATTCATGACCCCACATTATCACCTACAAAAACTATGGACCAAACTGTATTTGCAGCAAGACAAGCAACAAATCCTCTTTTACGTGGTTATAGAGTTTATTATGGTGAGAGTGTTGTAAGAGAAATTGATGCTCGTGGAGCCTTTGGTTTTGAAGAAACTGAATTAGAAGGTGAAGATGCAAAAGAAGCAATTGAAACATTCAAAGAGTTGGGTGTTGACGACCCAAAAGGTAGAGCAAAAGAAATGGGTTATGACCCAAAATTAGAAAAGAAAAAATTACCAGGTTCTTTTACAAGAAAAAGATTGGAAGAAGTCCAAAAACAAAAAATGATTAAAGTTCTTGAGGATATGGTAACAAAAAAATCAAAAGATACTGATGTTCAAAATAAAGAAATCAACGCTTCAAAACTATTGATTAAGAATCTAAAAACTCTTAAAAAAATGGCAGAAAAAGAAGGGTTAAGTAATTCTGATATTTTAAAGTTATTAAAAAATGAATAAAGAACTTTACAATAAGAGTTGGGATTTTCCAAAAGATTTACAAAATCATATGAGAATATGTTTTGGTAAAGTTAAAAATGCCGATGCAAATACTGAAGGATATAATCGTAATAGAAGATTACAAACTGCAACATCTATATCATATCCAGAATTAAAAAGAATTAAAAATTTTTTTGATAACCACACAGGAACACCACAAGACGCACCATTTATTTTAAATGGTGAAAGTAAAATGAGAGATTTCGTTAATTCCTCGTTATCAGGTTCAAGACAATCATTGGCTACATCCAAAAATATTAGACAAGACACTGGAATGGAAAAAGAGTTTGTTCAAACACCAAATGCAAATGTAAATCTTAACATTTCAAAAGACGGAGCGAATAAATCAAGTCTTGAGAAATATGATTTACAAGTAACCGAAAGCCTAAAAAGGATAAATAACATTATGAAAAAAATAATATAAAAGTTATGGAAAAATTACCATTAGATTTTTCACAACCAGCTAACAGATTAACTGCGATTGCGGAAATAGAAAGAAAAAAGAACATTGTAAAAAATGATTTTATTCAACAAAGTAATGAATATGGTAGTACTAACCCAGCTGCTCTTGCAGATGGTGATGCGATTGGAAGAGGTATAGGTACTTCGGACACTCGTAATGAAAGTGCTGGAACATCAATTGATATCTTTGAAAGAAAAATGAATATTAAATTTAACGCTTATCAACCTGACAAACCTTACAACATAAAAGGTATTGAATAATGAGATTACTTGGTTCGTTAAAATCTTTAATAACTGAAGCGGCATCAATTGATGATATTAAAAAATCAATTGAGCAAAAACAAGTGTGCTCCATTTATTATGAAGGTGATGAACCAGGAGGACGAGGATTACGTGAAATTGAACCGGTTGCTTTAGGTCGTTCAAAAGCAGGTAATTTAGTCCTTAGAGGATGGGATAGAACAGGAGCATCTCATACCGCATATAAAGGTGAACAACCACTACCTTCTTGGAGATTATTTCGTGTAGATAAAATAACTATGTTAAAACCTACACGTGAAAACTTTACTCAGGCACAACCTGGCTATAACTTTAATGGAGATAAAAGCATGACCCAAGTTATTGTAATTGCAAAATTTGATAACACAACAACATAATATATGAATTCAGAAAATGATTTAATGCAAAAATTAGTGGTGGCAAAAAAAATTATGGATGCCCATAATAAAACACCAAGAGTTGGAAACAGTGGCGGAATCCCATCAACACCAATGTTAGAACAGTTTAACGCACCGCCAGCAATGTATAATATTCCACAAGAATATATGACAGAACAAAAACAAGTTCAACCACAACAACAATCTCAATTACCTGTTAAAGATAAAATTTTAAATTCAAGATTACCTGATGAAATTAAAAGATTAATGATTGAGCACCCAATTGACCAACCAAATACCATGGCTGGACCAACATTATCAAATGATTTAATTGAAGCCGCTGCTAGATTAATGAAAACGGACGCTGCTGGTGGAACACCACCACAAACACAACAACGTACACAACAACCACAATATCAAACACCAAATATGTCGGGTGGAATTGATTACAGTTTATTAAAATCAATTATTAGAGACACAATTACCGAAGTTTTAACTGAAAAAGGATTGGTTGCTGAAAGTTCATCAAAAACAAAAGAACAAATTAGTTTTAGAGTTGGTCAACATGTCTTTGAAGGTTTTGTGACAAAAATTAAAAAGATGAAATAATACTTTGATTTATTGTGTAACTTTTCTATTATTATGAAAAAGTTTATATATGTCAAAGATAAAAGTATTAGTATTGCCATCCGACAGAACAGGTGTTGGTAAATTTCGTTCAATAGACCCCCACATTTTTTTACAGAATCTATATCCTGATGATTTTCATATAGATATAGTTTTTGATTTAGATATCAACAACCCATCAGTTTGGGATGACTATCAAATTGTTCATTTTCATAGGGTAATTGCTGGAAATTACGAAAACACTGCAAATATTGTTAAGTACCTAAAACAAAAAGGTATTAAAACCGTAATGGATTTGGATGATTATTGGTTACCAACCAAAGAACACCCAATTCATGATTTAATTCGTGTAAATAAAATACATGAAAAAATTGTTGATAACGTAAGGGTTGCTGATTATGTGTTAACTACAACCACATTATTTGCCGATGAAATTAAAAAATACAACAAAAATGTTTTTATTTTTCCAAACGCAATTAATCCAAAAGAATCACAATTTTGTGAACCAACAATTAAATCAGAAAAATTACGATTTGGTTGGTTAGGTGGTTCATCTCACTTACATGATTTAATGTTGTTAGACGGATTATTCCAAAGAATGGAACCATACAAAAATAAAGTACAAACTTATTTGTGTGGTTTTGATATCAGAGGTAGTGTTACAGAAATTAATTCTGAAACAAAAGAACAAACCAAAAGAGATATTAAACCTGAAGAAACTGTTTGGTACAAATATGAAAACATATTTACAGACAACGGGAAATTAATTAGTCCTGAATATCAACAATTTCTATTAAAATTCAAAGAAGAAGATTATTCACAGTTTTCTGATGAATACTACCACCGTATATGGACAAGACCAGTTCAAACTTACGCTAAAAACTATGCAAAATTTGATGTATCTTTGGCTCCAATTAAAAACCACATTTTTAATAAAGTTAAATCTCAATTAAAAGTTATTGAGGCAGGTTTTTACAAAAAAGCGTTAATTGCTTCAAATTTAGGACCATATACAATTGATTTGAAACATTCATTAGACCATGGTAACTTTGTTGACGGTAATGCGTTATTGGTTGATGAAAGTAGAAATCATAGTGATTGGTTTAAATACGCTAAAAAACTTATTGATAACCCAAATTGGGCTTATGATTTAGGTGAAAGATTATATGAAACGGTAAAAGATACGTATGACTTAAATGTTGTTACTAAAACAAGAGCAGAATTTTATAAATCTATTGTATGATACAGGTACCATTAACTAAACTATTATTTTTTGACATTGAAACTGTTGGATTGTATAAAGACTACGATGGTCTTGAACAAAATCATCCGGCACTTACAAAACAATTTCACAACTACTTTGATTGGTTTCAGAAAAGATTTCCTGAAGACCAAGGGTTGGACCCACAACAAGTTTTTGTAAACCGAGCGGCACTTGTTCCCGAGTTTTCAAAAATTGTATGTGCAAGTTTTGCCTTTGTTGGTCCTGATGGAAAAACACACGCACAAACTTTCTCAGGTGATGATGAAAAAGAAATCTTATTGGGTATTAACGCCCTTCTGAATAAAGTATTCAAATTAGATTTTTGGTTGTGTGGACATAACATTAAAAACTTTGATATTCCTGTGTTAAATAAACGTATGGTTATCAATGGAATTAAACCATCACCACTATTACCATCTTACGATACAAAACCGTGGGAAATAAAAGCTATTGATACTATGGATGTATGGAAAATGGGTAATAACTTTGCGTTATCATCATTGGAACTTATGTGTGCTGCCATGGGTGTTAAATCACCAAAAGAAGGTGAAGTAACAGGTAACCGAGTACACGAAGCGTATTACGATTTTAATCAACTTGACTTGATTGTTGAATATTGTGAAAGAGATGTAATGGTGTTGATTGATATAATTAAAAAATTAAAAGAACTACAATAATATGAATAACGAAAACGATGAAATGGACTTGTTGCAACAAGAGTTATCTAATATCTTGAAACAACTTCAAAATGAAATGGATGGTAATCCTGAACTTGAAATTGAAGAAATTCATGGGGTTAATTTAAAAGAACTGGAAAAAGCGTTTGGTGATAGAGAACCAAAATTGGATTTAAGATTTGTTAAGTGTCATCCCGATGCCGTATCACCAAAATATAATTACCCCACAGACTCAGGGTTTGATTTACACTCAACAGAAAGTATTGGTATTCCACCACTGTCAAGAATGTTGGTTGGAACAGGGTTAAAATTTAATATTAAAGACGGTTATGAAATTCAAGTTAGACCAAAAAGTGGTTTAGCGCTAAAACAAGGATTAACCGTTTTAAACACACCTGGAACCGTTGACTCAGGATATGATGGTGAAGTTAAAGTTATTCTATATAATTCAACACATGATACCGTTTACATAGAAAAGGGACAAAAAATAGCTCAAGCTTGTGTTTGTCCTGTGGCAAATGGTAGATGGGTAAACCCAATTGAAGTTTCTGAAATTTCAGGTAAAGACAGAGGGGATAAAGGATTTGGTAGCACAGGAATATAAGTATGATTACTATAATATACTCAACCCATAAAGATTCTAAGTACAATTCAGAATTTAAAAAACATTTAGAAACTACTGTTGGTTTAAAAAATACACAAATTTTAGAGTACCAAAATAATAATGAATTTTCATTATCCCAAGTTTATAACCGAGGTATTGGTGAATCAATATATGATATTGTAGTATGTTTACATAATGATGTAAAACTAGAACAAGGTTGGGGTAAAAAATTAATAAAAGACTTTGAAGATAATCCTGATTATGGAATTATTGGCAAAGCAGGTTCTTGTTATTTTCCTGAATCAGGTGTCTATTGGGAAAGAATGGGTCAAACTATGGTTGGACAGGTTTATCATCACCCTGAAGGACAAAACAAATGGATTAATAAATATTCACCAAAATTACCATTTTTAATACCTGTGGTAACACTTGATGGTTTATTTATATCGTTTAATAAAACAAAAATTAAACACACCTTTGATGAAACAATTGGTAAATATCACTTTTATGACCATCCATTTTCATTGTCAAATTATTTAGATGGTGTTAAATTAGGAGTTACCACATCATTTGAAATTACTCATAAATCAATTGGTCAACCAAATGAAGAATTTTACAAATCTAAAGAAGTTTTTTTGGAAAAATACAAAACTTTTTTACCATTAGAGATTAAACCAAGTACAGTCTATATTCCCGAAGTAAAAGAAAAGAGTATAAAAATTTCTACTAAAACAGCAGTTATTATACCAACAAAAAGTAAATTAAATTTATTGTTTGATTGTGTTAATTCGATAATTGAACATTCAGACAAAGAACAATATGAATTATTTATTGCCGATACAGGTTCTTCGTTAGATGAAATTAATCAAATTAAAGATTTTATTTCAGAAAGAACTAATGTATCAACCATTCATTTAATAGAATACGATTATTATAACTTTGCAAAAATTAATAATGATGTTGTTAAAAATCATATATCAAATGATTTTGAATACATACTTTTTTGTAATAATGATATCAAATTTTTAAACAACATTATTTATGGTTTAATGAAAATACACAAACAAAATCATAATGTTGGGACCGCTGGTTGTAGATTACATTTTGAAGATAATTTAGTACAACATGATGGTATTATTTCTTGGATTGCAAAACCTAATGATTTTAAATTATCTCATGCTGGATTTAAAAGTCATTATAATTACAGTACAAATATTAAAAAAGTATTAGGTAATACCGCAGGTTTAACGATGATTAAAAAATCATTGTTTGAAAAATTGGGATATTTTAATGAAGAATATAAAGTTTGTTTTGAAGATGTGGAAATGAATTTTAAATGTTTATTAAATGGTTTTACCAATTATTTTGACGGAAGATATGTTGCGTATCATTATGAAAGTCAAACAAGAAAAAATGATGATGAAACTGATAAAAATATTAGTCACGATTTACACCAAGTTTTATTACCATTTGTTAATGAAAATAAAACAAAACTGAGAAATTTTATTCCTCACGAACAATAATATATTTTAAAATGGAAAAAAAAATAACTTTTGTAATACCATCAATAAATAGACCATCAATAATTAACTGCGTTAATTCATTATTACATCAAACAAACCCAAATTGGGAATGTATCATTATTTACGATGGTGTTGATGGTTTTAAATTTGATGATGACCGAATAAAAATTGTAGTAACAGAAAAGTTAGGTGGTAGTAGTTCAGTTCACGGTATTTCGGGACTTGTTAGAAATGTTGGTTTAAATATGGTTAATACCGATTGGATTGGTTTTTTAGATGATGATGACACATTAGATTCTAATTATGTCCATACGTTATTTACAAAATATAATGATTACGATTTTGTTATATGGAAAATGAAATATACCAATGGTCTTATATTACCAAGAGGTAACTCCATACAATTTGGTGATGTAGGAATATCTTACTGTTATAAAAATAAATTTGAAAATCTTAGATTTGATAAAAATAGAGACGGTGAAGATTTTGATTTTTTAATTAAATTAAAGTCATTAACAAATAATTTTATTATTGCACCTGAAGTATACTACAATATTAGACACTAATTATATATATATTATTTTTTATTAAAATGAGATTGTTAATAAAATTTCCAACAAGAAATCGCAAAAGTAAATTTTTTAATGTTTTAGAACAATACCAAACATTATGTGAAGACATTGAAAATACATTTTTTTTAATAACTTTAGATAATGATGATGAAGAAATGAATTCACCTGAAGTTGTTAATATTTTTAGTACATTTAAAAATATAAAATATGTCTACGGAGATAGTACTTCTAAAATTCATGCAATAAATAGAGACCTTGAAACTGAAAATGAATGGGACATTGTTTTATTAGCGTCAGATGATATGACACCAAAAGTTAAAGGGTATGACAATATTATCCGTAACAAAATGAAAGAACATTATCCAGATACTGATGGGATTTTATGGTTTAACGATGGACACCAAGGAACAACATTAAACACTTTAAGTATATTAGGTAAAAAATACTATGAAAGATTTAATTACATTTATTACCCTGAATATAAATCAATGTGGTCCGATAATGAATTTATGTTAGTTGGAAATATCTTAGAAAAACAAACGTATTTTGATGAAGTTATTATTGAACATGAACATCCTGATTGGGGATTTGGGGGTAAAGATTCGATTCATATAAAGAATGTAGAAAATGAAACTCACGATAAAAATTTATTTTTAAACAGACAATCTAATAAATTTTATTTATGAAAAACATTTGTACAGTATCCGACAATAATTATTTAATTAAAGGTTTAACTTTATATGAATCTTTAAAGGAATCTTCTAAAGATTTTATCCTTCATTATCTGTGTATTGATGATACATCATTTAATAAGTTAATTCAATTTGAATCTGAAACTTTAAAAGTTTGGAATATAAATAAATTATTAAATGATGATAGTAATTTATTAAACCTTAAAAACACAAACTATCAATATTTTTGTTGGTCATTAGCATCGTATTTTTCAAATTTTTTAATGAAAAAAAATAATGAATCAATATTATATATTGATTCCGACATTTTACTTTATGATGATGTTGAGGTAATTTTAAATGCCATTGATAATAAAGATATTGGTATTTTTAGACATAGACAATTTAATTTATCAATTGACACCCCTGAAGGTCATTATAATGTTGGTATTGTTTATTTTAAGAATAGTGATATTGGTAAACAAGTATTGAACTGGTGGGCAGATGCGGTTTTATTTAAAAAATACCCTATTTTATCAACTTGTGGAGACCAAAAATATTTAGACGAGTTTCCAAGAATGTGTGAAAATATTTTTATTGATGGAGAATTAGCACATGGGGCACCATGGCAATGGCAACTTTATAATTTTGATAATTACAAAAACGATGGAACAATAATTTGGGAAGGTAAAAAACAAAAATTAATTTTTAGTCATTTTTCACAATTTAATTATAATTTAGAAAATGATACTTATCTACCATCATCACAACACCATATATACACGCCATTAACCATGTATACTAACAATGAGGGATTAAAAATAATTTATGATGATTATTTTGATAAAATAAAAAAAACTAATTTTAAATATAACAAATGAAAATAGCATTTGGAATGATTGTTTTTGAGGGTGATTATGTTCTAAAAGAATGTTTGGAACAGGTGTACCCTTTTGCATCACAAATTCTTATCGCTGAAGGTCCCGTTTCTTATTGGCAAAGACAAGGAAGAACAACATCAACAGATAATACCAATAAAATTATTAGTGAATTTCCTGACCCAGAAAACAAAATTAAAGTTGTTCATGGTGAATTTAATGAAAAAGATGACCAATGTCGTGCGTATATGCAAAATATAAATGACGACATTAATTATATATGGAATTTAGATTCTGATGAAGTTTATAAGACTGAAGATTTAAAAAAAATAATTAACTTCTTAAAAAAAGAACAACCAACAAGTGTTGGAATTAGAAGTTGTTCTTTTTATGGCGGGTTTGACCATTATTTAACAGGTTTTGAGTTAAATAAAGATAATTTTTTACGTATTTTTAAATATGTTAAAGGGTCTACTTGGTTTACTCATAGACCGCCTACAATACAATATCCATCAAATAGTAATATTGTAAAAAAACATATTGACAGTGAAACTCTTTTTAATGAAACAGGTGTTCAAATGTATCATTATTCTTATGTGTTTCCAACACAAGTTTCAACAAAAATTGGATATTATAAAGACAGTGTTAGTAAACAAAATTGTATTGATAATTATTTTAATGATATTTATTTACCATGGGTCTTAGGTGATGAAACCCAAAAATTAAAAATAGAATCAAATTATATAGGTGTACATGAATTTAAACCACATGTTAGGGGTGAATGTTATACTAAAAAATTTGAAGGTACTCACCCTGAATCAATAATTAATTCATATGAATTATTAAACCAAAGATTTAAAAAAGAATTACAAAACTATGTGGATGACCCCAAATGAACAAAATTTTTTTAAACAAAATTTAAATCCAAATCAAAGAGTTTTAGAATGGGGATGTGGCTCATCAACAATTGACCTGTCAAATATTGTTAATGAAGTCCATAGTATTGAACACAACGAAGATTGGTATAACAAAATTAAACAGGAATTACTAAATAATCCAAATGTATTTTTACACCTTTGTCAACCAAATGAAACATATGTTGAAGGTGGTCATTGTGGAACGTATGAGCAATTTAAAACATATATTACAAAACCTATTAAATTAGGTAAATTTAATTTGATTTTTATTGATGGTAGGGCAAGAATTGAATGTGCTAAAATATGTAAAGATATTTCACATGAAGATACTTTAATTTTTATTCATGATTATAAAGGTAGATACCATAGTGAAAATTATAAAGAAGTTGAAAACTATTTAACCTTTATTTCTGAAGTGGAAAACTTAGCTTTATTTAAAATAAAAAAATGAAAAATATACCAGTAATTTTTATTCACCAAGGCTATCAACCCTATCTAAATTTTACTGTACAACAAGCCAGTAAAAAAAATAAAGTGTTTTTTATTGGAACGCAAGAACCACCAAAAAATGATAATGTGTCGTTTTTTAATTTACAAAATTATAATAAATACACAAATCAGTTTTCTGAAATTTATGAAAATTTAAGCACCAATAATTACGATTATGAATTATTTTGTTTTTTAAGATGGTTTGTATTAAAAGAATTCATGGAAGAACAAAATTTAGATACCGTCTTTTATGTAGATTCTGACGTTATGTTATATGTTGATATTAGTGAAGAATATAAAAAATATGAACAATATGATTTAACATTACTTCATAGGACAGCTGCGATTTCTTCATATTTTACTAAAGTTGGCTTAGACAATTTTACTAATTTTCTAATGAAAACTTTTAATAATAAACAATCATACGAATATCAAAAAATTGCATCACATTACCATGTAAGACAAAAATTTGGACTTCCTGGTGGTGTTTGTGACATGACTTATTTTGATTTTTTTCATTATATGGATGATGGTGGTGGTGGACCTGGTAAAGTCGGTGAAATGATGTTAATCATTAACGATTCTACTTATGACCACAACATAAATGTCCCTGACCAATATTTTGATTTTAATGGGATTAAAAATATTAAAATTAAAGATGGATTTCCATATGTATATAACCATAAATTAAAAAAAGATATTAGATTTAATTCACTTCATTTTCAAGGAGATTCAAAATATCACATATCAAGTTTTATAATCTAATGAGCAAATTTATTGATAGTTGGAAAAACAAAAAAGTTTTTGAAAAACAACTTGAATTGAATAAGTTTGAATTTAATAACTTATATCCACAACATTGGTTTGATTTTTTAAACACAATTAAATCTTTAAATATTTCTAATATATTAGATGTTGGATGTGGTTCGGGAGTTTATTATAAGTTATGTCAAAAAGAAATTCCAAACATTAATTATTTTGGTGTTGATTACTCAATAGACGCAATTGAAATTGCGAAACGTGAATATTCTGAAACAAATTTTGATGTTAAATCAATAAATGATTTAACTGAAGATTATTTAAATCAATTTGATTTAATTCATTTAGGTGCGGTGTTAGATGTATTACCAAATGGGGATGAGGTACTTGAACAAATATTTAACTTAAAACCAAAAAAACTTTTTATAGGTAGAATAAAATTTACAGATACCCCGTCCAATTATGTTGAATATAAAGCATACGATGAAATCATGACGTATGAATATAGACATAATTTGTTAAATTTTACTAATTTATCAAAAAAATATAATTACACTATAAAATTTAAATCAAATAACGTATTATTAACTTATGAACCAAACAAATAATTTAACAAGAGAAAAAATGTTGGAGCTTATTGATGAGTTTCATCAATTATATCAAACAAGACCAATTAAAGATAATAACGGTGGGATGAAGTCGGGACACATGTTTCCGTCTTGGTTTGTTATAAAAATATTACAACCAAAGTACATCATTGAGAGTGGAGTATGGAAAGGTCTTGGAACTTGGTTTTTTGAAAAAGCAAGCCCTAATAGTAAAATTATCTCCATTGACCCAAATCCTAACTTTAGAGTTTACACAAGTGAAAAAGTAGAATATAGAACAACAGATTTTACATTAAATTCTTGGAATGACATTGATATTGAAGATACTTTAGTTTTTTTAGATGACCATCAAAATAGTTTAGAAAGGATAAAATTTGCAAAACAGGTAGGTTTTAAACATATTATGGTTGAGGATAACTATCCTTATAATCAAGGAGATTGTTATACCCCAAAAAAAATATTGTCACAAAAAAACTATGTAATTGATTTGGCGGGTAATAGAACTTGGTATGATGCAAAATCTGAAGACTATGAATATTTTACTAAAACTGTGACAAAATACATAGAATTTCCACCATTATTTAAAGATGATAAAACTAGATGGGGTGATGAGTGGATAAATGAAAATTACGAAACTCCAGAACAATTATTGTCGGATACTGAAAAATATAAAGATTTTTTTGATGAACTAAAAGATTATACATGGATTTGTTACTTAGAATTATAATTAAACACGCAATTTAAAATAATAGAAATGATAAATATAAGTTTAGAAAATAATTTAGAATTATATCAAGATTACGAAAAATCATTATCTTTTTTATCTAATATTGATGATAGTTCATATAACTATCCTAATAATATTACATATTTTCACGTTTATTCGGAAATTAAAAACGAAAAGGAACTTTTATGTATTGAGTCGTATTTGGCAACTCAAGATTTAGAAAAAACTAAGTTAATATTATGGTCAGATTATGATATCTCAGACAATGAGTTAATTAAACCATACAAAGATTTAATAGATATGAGAGTCTATAATTTTAAAACCGAATCCATAGGTACATTACTTGAAAATAATGAGTACTTAAATGGTGCTAACGATACAAAACATTATATGAAAAGTGGTATTTTAAGATTCCTTGTAACTTACAAATATGGTGGAGTATGGGTTGATATGGACATGGTATTACTAAGAAACTTTAAACCAATTTTAGACCAAGAATGGGCATATATGTGGGGGGCTGAAACGGACTTCAATAATTTTGGACCATGTGCGGCAATTATGAATATTCACAAAGAAAGCTCTCACGGTAAAATGTGTCTTGAAGAAATTTTAAATACAAGAATGGTTCCTGATAGTACTGTTTTAGACCACGTTTTATTAGCAAAAGTTTACACTAAAAATAAATTCACAGTATTTCCCTCAGCTTTTTTTAATACTGAGTGGCAAATGAATGTAAAATGGTTAAATGGTGTTAAACAATATGACCCAAATGGATTGGGTACAAAAACTGAAAAGGGTTGGTTTGTAAAAAATGAATATAGTGATTCATTATTTGAAAACGCATTTTCTTGGCATTGGCACAATTCAACATATAAAAATCATACAATAGGTGAAGGCAGTAAATTTTATCAATTACAAAATAAAATAAAATCATTATTAAATGATAAAAAAATTATTTTATGAAAAAAGCACTAATAATTGGAATATCAGGACAAGATGGTTCTTTATTAGCAAAGCATTTATTGGAAAATAACTATAAAGTATATGGGACATCAAGAGATTATGAATTAACATCATTTAATGGTTTAAAAAAACTTGGAATTTTTGATAAGGTTGAATTACAGTCAATGATACTTAACGATTTTAGAAGTGTTATGAAAGCAATTGACGTTGTAAGACCAGATGAAATTTATAATTTGGCGGGTCAAACATCTGTGGGTTTTTCATTTTTACAACCAGTTGAAACTATTGAGAGTATTATTAATGGATGTCTTAATGTTTTGGAAACTGTTAAATTTTTAAAGTTAGATTGTAAAATTTTTAATCCGTGTTCTTCCGAATGTTTTGGGGAATCTACAGATAACTCAAAAGAATCAACACCTTTTAACCCACTATCACCATATGCTGTTGCTAAAACCTCGGCATATTGGTTAACATCAAATTATCGAAAATCTTACGGTATATACACATGTTCGGGAATATTGAGTAATCATGAATCATTTTTAAGAAGTGAAAGATTTGTGACCATGAAAATTATAAATTCGGCCAAAAGAATTTACGAGGGGGTTCAGAGTAAATTAGAGTTAGGTAATATTTCTATTGTTAGAGATTGGGGGTGTGCTGAAGAGTATGTAAAGGCAATGCATTTAATGTTACAACAAGAAAATCCTGAAGATATGATAATTTCAACAAATAAATCAATAAGCTTGGAAGAGTTTATTGATTATACATTTAAAAAATATAATTTAGATTATCAAAAACATATAATAATAAATAATGACTTAATAAGACCAAACGACATTAAAGTTAGTAGATTGTCAAATAATAAAATATTTGACCGTTTAGGATGGAAGCCTCAAAATAACGTGTATAATGTAATTGATAAATTAGTGAACACTTTAAATTAAAATATGATTAATCTATTCAACATTAACGAATACAATATTAATACGTCTGAATACTCAAATTTATTACACGATAAAAAAGTAATTCAGTTTGAAGAAAAAATTGCCGATTATGTTGGGGCAAAATACGCAGTCACATTTAATAGTGCAACAAGTGCCATTTTTTTATTACTATTGAATAAAAATATAACTGTGGATATACCAAGTATATTACCACCTGTTGTTATTAATGCAATTGTAACATCAAACAATAAATACAATTTTTATGATGATATAAATTGGGTTGGTGATTCATATGTTTTACATAATTTTGGTGATTATAAAATTGTTGATTCAGCACAAAAGTTAGAAAAAAACCAATTTAAAAAAGAATGTAATCCTGAGGATTTAATGATTTTTAGTTTCTATCCAACAAAACCAATTGGTAGTTGCGATGGAGGAATGATAGTGTCTGATGATTTAAATAAAATTTTACATTTAAAAGAAATGGCATTAAACGGAATGTCATTTTCTGAAAACAATTGGGACAGAAAAATAAAATTCCCAGGTTATAAAATGTATATGAATAGCATCCAATGTGACATCGCTCTTAGAAATTTTGAAAACTACAAATCAAAATTAGAACGATTATCATATATTAGGGAATATTATAATGAAAATCTTGGTTTAAATAATACAAGTTCTCATTTGTATAGAATTAACACTAATGATAGAGACACATTAATTAACAACCTAAAGAAACATAATGTTCAAACAGGTATTCATTATAAATCATTACACAATCACGAAGTTTATAAAATAAATGATGACTTATTACCAAATTCTGAAATTGAGTCTTTAACTACATTATCAATACCATTTCATGAAAAATTAACCAATAATGACATTGAAAAAATAATTAAAATTATTAATGGATAAAAATAAATTTAAACCATTTTTAGACAAAAGAGGTTCATTAGTTCCAATAGAATTTAATTCTCTTCCATTCGTACCAATGCGTGTATTTGTTGTATCTGGTGTTCCAAAAAATACTATTAGAGGTAATCATTCACATTACACCACCAAACAGTATCTGTTGTGTTTAGAAGGTCAAATTGAAGTAATATTACACGATGGGATTAATGAAAGTAAAACACTATTAGAAGAAAATGAAGGTGTTTTAGTATCTGAATTAATATGGGATTCTCAAAAATTTTTAACAAAAAAATCAAAACTTATTGTTTTTTGTTCAACAAGTTTTGACCACGATGATTACATATTTGATTTTGAAGATTTTATTAAAATAAAAAATAACAAACAATAATTAATGAACATTGGTATAATTGGCGTTGGTAATTTAGGTATAAATTTATTAAATTTTTTATCTGAAAAACAACATGTAATTTATGTTTCTGATGTTGATGGTGATAACGTTGATGTTATAAAAAACTCAGATGTTATTTTTTGTTGTGTTGATACAAATATTTTACCATCAAATTTTTTGGACATAAAAAATGTTATGAATGTGGTTGAAGATTTTGGAATTGCATTTGAATCTGAAATTCCATTATATGAAAAAACATTTGTCATATGCTCCACATTAAATCCTGGTGACACAAAACAAATATCAGAGATATTAAATCCAATGAATTTGAGTGTTTGTTACCTTCCTCTAATTATTGAGTCAGACAACATATTATCATCTCTAATCAATTTAGAAACAATGGTAATAGGTAGTCTTGATTTACAAGTAATTAATACAATTACAGACATATTTCAACCAAAACAAAATAATAAATTAAATGTTATTTCAATGACAAGTAAGTCTGCGGAAATTTACAGATTGGCATATAGTTCTTTTATACACACCAAAATTAATTTTGCAAATTTTTTAGGTGAATTAATGTTAAATTATGGAACTTCAGACGAAACAAAATTATTACTTAAAAGTTTAGGTTATGATAAATCAATATCTGAAAATAATTTTAATTTTGGATTTGGTGTTGGTGGTCCTTGGATTCCAACAGAAAATAGAGTATTAGGTCAAGTGTCTAATGACAATAAATTAGATTTTGTTTTACCATTTGTTAATGAAGATTTCAATATAAATCACCATCAATTTATTAAAAAACATTTTATAAATTTAAATCCTGACAAAACAATACCTTTTGTGTTTACAGGTGTTGGATATAAAGACATGTCTATTGATATTACAGAATCACCAAAATCTGAATTGGTTTCAGATTTTTTAAAAGAAGGTTATACTGTGTATATTATTGAAAGTGATGAATTTATAAAAAATATGAAAGTAGTTAAAGAATTAATTTTTGATTTTGGTGAAAAGGTAAAATTCTTTAAACAAGGTACATCGCCCAAAGGAGTATACGTTAATTTTTAATGTTTCTTTTATCATTAATTTTCATAAATTATAATTAATGGAAAAAAAACCAAGAAAGAAACCAACTGTTTCTACAAAACCAACTATTTTTAGTGGAGACACAAAATTTACGTCTAAATCTAAAAAAGAAATTATCGCATCTATAATTTCAAGACCAACAAAGGAAAAATTTTTAACTGAAAATCAAAGATTGTATTATGATTTATTACAAAAAAATCAAATAATCATATGTTCAGGTCCGGCTGGTGTTGGTAAAAGTTATATTGCTATGAAAGCAGCCGTAGATTTACTCGCGGACCCAACAACACCGTATGAAAAAATTATTATTGTTAGACCTGCGGTTGAAGCCGAGGAAAAACTTGGAGCTTTACCAGGTAATGTTGAAGAAAAATTAGACCCGTACATTTTTCCATCTTACTATCTATTAAATAAAATTATAGGTAAAGATAAAAGAGAACATTTAAAAAATATTGAAGCTATTGAAGTATTTGCCTTAGCATATATGAGAGGTATGAACATTGACAATTCAATTTTAATTTTTGAAGAGGCTCAAAATAGTACACCAAAACAAATGAAACTTTTATTAACTAGAATTGGTTTTAAAAGTAAATTTTTTATTTCGGGAGATTTAGAACAAACAGATAGATATAAAGACAAAACACAATCTGGTCTATGGGATGCTATTGAAAAGTTTAAAAATGTTAGTGATATTGGTGTTTTTGAATTTAACGACAAAGATATTGTTAGAAACCCATTAATTTCACAAATTTTAAGTAAATACGAAGAATGAGAATTGCGATAGATATTGATGGAGTGTTAAGAGATACTTTTACCAAGATAGAACAAATTTATCAAAAGTATTTTATTGATGAGTTAGAACTTGTTGATGACGAATTCAAATATGAAATCATAGCACCATACAATACACCTGAATATTCTAACCATTTTAAATTTAAAACAGATGAAGAATATTTGTCCTTTATGTATGAAGAATTCGCAATGGAAATATTTGGTCACTCACCATCAACTGAAATGTCAACATTTTACGATTTAAACGATTTAATTGTAAAATACAAAGATAAGGTAAAATTTTTATTAATTTCAAAGCAAGTTGGTAAGACAAAACCAGCAACATTATTTTTTGTTTCAAAATTTGGATGTGAAATTGATAAAATCATATTTTATAATCAATTGACAAAAGATAGTGTTTGGAATGAGTTTGATATTTTATTAACATCAAACCCTGATTTATTAGAACAAAGCAAAAACAAAACTTTAATTAAATATGAAACTTCTTATAATTTAACAACTGAGTGTGATGAAACAATTACAACTCTAAAAGAATTTGATAAAAAAATTGAAACTTTAATAGAAAAATGATTACATTATTTGGTGAAAACTATTATATAAATTTAGATAATATTGACAAGTATGTTAATATTCAAACACCCCCATTATCAGGTTCACCAGAACCTGAACAACACATTTCAATAGTAAAATATGAAATGGTTAAAACACTTACTGATGTGATTTTAAGCGAAAGTGAAGATATTGATGAAAAACTTGGTGGAAAAGCGTCAAGTCAACTTACAATACCATTTAAATTAGCATGGAACACAATGTTAGTTAATAAATTAATTGAAAAATTTTAAGTAGAACGTATATGGAAAACGAAATGATTGAAAAAATCAAAGTGTCAATAAAAAATATTGACGAGAAATTAAACAGAATTTATTTTTTTGTTCAGGACACAAAAGGAAACGCCAAAGCATCAATACGATACATTTACGAAATGGCGTTAACTTTAAAAGACAATGGACATAATGTTATTATGTTGTATGAAAAGAAAGAATATACACCAGTTACATCTTGGTTAAAAGGTTCTTATGATGAATTACAACATCAAAGTTTAGAAGGTCAAAATTTAGCAATTGCACCTGAAGATGTTTTGGTTATTCCAGAAATTTTTGGTTTTATTATGGAACAAGTTAAAAACTTACCTTGTGGTAAAATTGTTCTATGTCAAGCGTATGACCATATTTTAGAAACTTTATCACCAGGTGGTACTTGGGAACAATATGGTTTCTTTAAATGTATTACAACATCTGAAGAACAAAAAGATTATATCAATTCATTAATGAGACACGTATCTGTTGATATTATAGAACCAACATTACATGAAAATTTTGAATCTTCTAAATTTCCTGCAAAAACACTAATTGGTGTTTCAGCACGTGAACAAAGAGAAGGTCTTAATATTATTAAACAATTTTATTTAAAATACCCACAATATAGATTTTTCACTTTTAAAGATTTAAGAGGTCTATCTCAAGATGATTTTGCAAAAGGTTTGCAAGATTGTTTGTTAGGTGTTTGGATTGACCCGACTTCAGGATTTGGAACATTTCCGTTAGAATGTATGAAGAGTGGTGTACCTGTTGTTGGTAAAATACCAAATCTAAAACCAGGTTGGATGTCGGAAAAAAATGGTATTTGGATTGATAACCAAAATCAAATGGTTGATGTTATTGCTGATGTTGTTCAAACATGGTTAGAAGATAACGTCTTACAAGATTTATATACCGAAGGGTTTAATACCGCAGAAAAATTCACAAACCAAGAGAATTTTAAAACGTCAGTTGTTGACATATTTAATTCATTTATCAATAAACGTAAAGATGCTTTTGAAGCACAAATCACACAAGAAACTGCATAATTATGGAAAAGAAACTTAATTTATCAATAATATTACCTATCAAATCAGCATTGGCGAAAGATTTTGATGAATACTTTGAAAGCGCCATTAAATCTTTAAAAATCCAAAAAACAACATTTAATGAGTTAATTATTGTTCATACTCAAGAAGAACAATTGGTTACCAAATTAAAAAATTATGATTTTGAAAGTTTAAATGTAAAACTTGTTGAATACGTTGGAGAACCATCATTTCAAAAACAGATTTCATTTGGTGTTGAACAGGCTGAAAGTCAATGGATATCTTTCTTTGAGTTTGACGATGAATATTCAAATATTTGGTTTGATAATGTTTTAAAATATTCTGAAATTTATCCTGATGTTGATGCGTTTTTACCAATTGTTGTTGATACTGACAACAAAGGTACATTTGCAGGTTTTACAAATGAAGCCACATTTGCGGCAAATTTCACACAAGAAATGGGATATTTGAATAATGAAACATTATTAGATTATCAAAATTTCCAAACTGCTGGTATGGTAATTAAAAAAGAAAAATTTGTTGATTTTGGAGGATTTAAATCATCAATTAAATTAACATTTGTATACGAATTTTTACTCAGAATGACATATAATTCTTTAAGAATTATGACAATACCAAAACTTGGATACAAACATACTAGTATGAGAGAAGGTTCAATATTTTGGAATTACAAAAATGGTGATGATATTATGTCAGAAAATGAAGTTAAATTTTGGATTTCAACCGCAAAAAAAGAATATTTCTTCAAAGACGATAGAAATATAAATTATGAAGTTCAAAATGCTTAATGTTTTCTTCCGAAACATTGACGGATACCACAGTCAAAAAACGAGGTAGAAAAACAACTAACGTTAATTATTTTGACGTTGCAGAAGAAGCTGCGGTAAGAAGATATCTTATCGCAGAAACTTTTGAAGAAAAAAATGCAATCTACAATGAGTTTTTGAGGGGTCCTTTGGATAAAATGATATCATCAATTATCCGTAGGTATAAGTTATATCGTAAAGATATGAATTTTACCGATATTCACACTGATACACATTCTTTTTTGATGACAAAGGTTGATAAATTTAAACCTTCAAAAGAAAAGAAAGCATATTCTTATTTTGGTACTATTTGTAAAAATTATTTAATGGGTCAAATCATAAAAGACCAAAAAGATACAAATAGAAAAATTTCGTATGAAGATATTTCATCCAGTTTAGAACAAAGACCTGATATGGTTTATTATATGGAACTTGAAAAAACTGAAGCTGATGATGTAATACAAGGGTTTTTAAACGAATTAAAACACTATATTGATAACGAACCTTTAACTGATAATGAAAAAAAATTGGGTATTGCTTTGTTAGAGTTATTTGAAAATTATAAAACAATATTTTTAGGTACGGACAATAACAAGTTCAACAAAAATATTATTTTACTTTCAATCCGTGAAATGACAAACCTTTCAACGAAAGAAATTAGAACGGCAATGAAACGATTTAAAAAATTATATTATGTCGTGTTAAATGACATGATAGAATAAAAAACATTAAAAATAATATTTATCAATATGTCAAGACCAAAAAAGAAAGAAATAAATTTATCTAAAGATTCGGTTCTTGCATTATTGCAAGAAATCTACAATGAACTTGTAGAACAAAGGTCTACGGCTATTAGGGTACAAAATAAAATGTTGGCAATGTTAAAAGACCCTGAAGATATGACCGTAATTGGTCCTGTTTTAGAAAAACAACAAAAAATTATTAATGATGTTGTAGAGAAAAAATTAACATTGGCTAAATTACAATCAACTATTTGGGAAAAATCAAATAAAAGTGAAGAAGACTTATCATTGGGTGATATTGATGATGACATGTTACAGTCTTTAATTCAAAAAGATATTGATGGAATGTCAAATGACAATTCATATAAGTTTAAATAATTATGGCAACAATTGTTGATTTAAATTCCGCTTATGATAATGCCGAAAATTCTATAAAGGCGATTCAGACGTTTAATCAAGTATCGGAAGATAACAAACAAATTACTTCACAACAACAATCGTCTCAAGAAAAGGCTGCGGAAGAAACTGTAAGTCCTTTAACTCAATTACAGGAAAACAAAAAAAAATTTCAAAGACAAACTGAAACACAATTAGATAAATTATTAAATCTTAATCAATTATTGCCTGACAATAGATTATCGGGTAAGTCATCTAGTTCAGTTGTTTCATTAGTTAAAAATGATTTTTTAATCGCTTTAAATCAAATTAAATCTGAATTACCAGGTATTATTAAAAAGGCTATGTTAAAACAATTAGGTTGTTCACAAGAACAAACCTATGACGTATCAACTTTTTCTGCTAATGGTATTTTTATTCCTGTTGAAAGTGTAGATTTATTTGGATTATTAAAAGAATCACCAACAACTCCTATGGGTAGATTGATGTATGAAACAACGCCTATTAAAGTTCAACAAACACCATTTTCTATGAACCGTGAGTTATACTCAAGAATTCAAACTGAAGGTGTATCATATGATGCTGTTAATGGTCAAAATTATATTGGTTTATCACAACAAAGTTTATTTGATGTTACATATGTTACAGAAGATGAAAATGGAAATCAAGGAAGTTTTTTTCAAGTAACATTACCAAACAGAGCCGATAATAAAAATTTAGTTAGTCAATTTATTACTGACTATTTTAACACTATCAAAATAGTTGATAGTAAGGATATATATCTCCGAATATTTCAAGTTTTATTTGGTGCGATGTCCATACAATTAAAAAATGGTTCTGCAGAAACCGAAAGCCAATTAGTCTTTCAAAGAATATTAACTCGTATTTTAGGTTTATGTTTTGACGATAGGTCAGAAATTGATGTTAGTGGTGTTGCCAAAGTAGCACCTTTAGATGGGGTTGATGAATCTTTTTTTGAATTAACAGATGTTGATTTAAGAACTATTGAAAGTGAGTTATCAAACATTCAAAGAGGTGTGGTTGAATATCCTGATTGTACTACGGTAAAATTACCAATAGATACTGAAGCACTGTTTAATACTTTTAGTGGTATTTTAGAAATTAGTGATGATAATTCTGATGCTAATAGTAAAATTTTTAATAAATCAATTGCCTCTGTAACAAATAATCCACAATGGCCTCAAGGACCTGAAATTCAATTTTCTGTGGATACCAATATAATCAAAGCAATACCACAAGCATTGTATGCAGCCGTTCTTTCACCAAAAGTATTATTACCTTTTATGGTGATGTATAAAGCAATTGAAGGAATTGCTCTTGGTAAAGTTGGTTCTGTAGTAAATGAAGTTTATAATTTACAAACATTTTTAAAAACTTTCCAAAAATTAAACATAGATGTTATGTCTGAAATAGGAGCAAGATTTGTAAAAATCTTACGTGATTTAATTGTTAGAGATATTAGAAAACTCCTTCAAAGTATTGTTAGAGATTTAAAAAAATCCCAAGTTGCAAAACAATACGCAGTGATATTTCAATTAATTGAAGGTGCAATATTAATAACCCAATTAGTTACGGATTATAGAAAATGTAAAAGTGTGATTGGTGATATTATTAACATTATTGAGTTTGCCTTAAGGGGTACACGAATTGAAATCCCACCATTTTTATTGTTTTTATCAACCTTTAGAACAGGATTTAACGATACAAGAGCGTCGTTAGAAGTAATTAAAGAACTACAAAGGGCTGGAATCCCAACGGGACCTATGCCTGATGGAAGTCCAAATTTATTTTTACAATCAATAGTATCACAAATAAAAGGTACCGAATCTGAACGAACAAAAAATTCAAAAATGGTATCCATGACTCCACCACAAGTAATAACACCAAGTGGGTTTACAGTCCCAAGACCAATGACAGGAATTCCATTATGATTACAACAAATAAAATATCGTTTGACGAAGCCAATGAAATAATCTCTGATATCAAAAACAGAGGTAATGGTGATTTAACTAAAGTTATGGATTTTTTAAATGAAGATTTTGAAGAAACAAAAAATCTTATTGTAGAATTATCCAAACATTTAGATAACATTGAAACTTTATACGATAGTGTATTAAAAGAATATAATTCACGAAACAATGGATAAGTCACAGAAAAAAATAATATTTCCTGCCGAAGTTGTTAACAATCAAGACCCACAAATGTTGGGTCGTATTAGAGCGTATCCATTAGACCAAAATACAAGAGCCGTATTAGAAGGTTATAGTTTTAATCCTGTAACAGATGTTTGGGGACCAAAAGACCCCTTCGTGCAATTACCGTTATTACCAATGTTTTTTAGTCAAGTTCCTGAAGTTGGGGAAAGAGTTAACATTATTTACCAAAATAGTTTATACCCATTCCAAGACCAATATTATGTTCAAGGAGCCTATTCAACACCAATGAGTTTACCGTTTGAAAACATTCAAGCTGCAAACAAATATACATCATTAGGTGATAGAGTTTTAAGTACATTATCCGTTAAAAATAAAGACGGTACATATAAGAATGAAAAATCTTATGGTGTATTTCCTGAACCTGGTGACAACGCTTTATTAGGTAGAGGTGCTGCCGATGTTATTGTAAGAAGAAATAGTGTTCTTTTAAGAGCCGGAAAAACAAAAAGGTTTGATACAAATAAATTACCTATTGCCAATACAAATAGAGCTTTTCTTCAAGTATCAAATTTTGATTCATCAATTAAAAGCAAAAAAACACAAACTCTTATTAAACTTGGGACTGCAAACCAACAAATTAAAAAATTAGTTGAATGGGAAGTTCAAAATTTGGAAAACCAACAAAACGCATTTACAGGTTCAATAAGATTATATTCATTAAAACCAGTTAATAAAACATTATCAGACAATATTGATTATGATAGTGATTTAGAAGATGTAAAATCTTTGGAATACTATCAAAATTTCATTGGTTATTCATTTGAAAGAACCGTAAAATTAATTAATGATTTTATTATTGGTGTTAATAATGGTCAAATACCGAATGGTCCAATTGTTGAAAATCAATTCCCATTTATTTATAGACCAAACGTTACCGCAAGGAAAATATTAAGAGATATTTCAACAACCGCAAATGCCGTTGTTTTTACAAACGCATCAAGAATTGCAAACTCAATTACATTAAATCCAGGTTTAGGTACACAAGCAATAAAGTACGCAATTGTACGTTCAAAAGGTGAAGTAGGAAAACCTATTAAAGTTAATTTGGAGGATGTGGTTCCAAAAGAAGTTGTTGCCGATTATGGAACATTTTTTGCTGGAGGTGCCGATACTGTCTACCTTTTATCACATAAGTCAAACAAACCTGTTGATTTAGAGGGTACAATATATGGTATTACACAACAAGATATTATTGATAAAGTATTACCATTTACATCATCAATGGTTAGAGGTGAAGAACTAATTGACCTACTTAATTTAATCGTTAGATTCTTGGTTGCTCACGTCCATCCAGTACCAGGAACCCCACCAGTTCCCGTTGCAACAGACGGAACACAATCCACACAAATATTGTTTGAATTACAAAATGCGGTAAATAAAATTCTAAATCCAAATATTAGAATTAATTGATATTTATATAGTAAAATATATAATGTCAATTTTAAGGTCATATTTTAACAAGAACAACACAATCCAATTAAACAGTGTAGTTAATACGGGTAGAAACCCAATTACACAACTTTATTTTGGGGGTGACTTAGCCACTTTTGCACCAAGAGGGTTTACAAGATTTCTTTTTGATTTGGATTTAGCAGATTTAATAGAAGGTGTTGCCACAGGCACAATATCAACAGGTTGTACAACAGGAATGACTCATGTGTTAAACATGACAAATACATCAGCGTTTGATATTGATTTACTAAATACAACAACAACTGATGGTTCTCGTAGAGCAACATCATTTGATTTAATATTATTCAGGATACCTGAATATTCAGGAACCACAGGTAATCCCCAAGATTGGGATGAAGGTGTTGGTTTTGATTATACATACCAACCTGTAGTGGGTCAATTCTCAGATAACGTACCATTTAGTGAAAGACCATCCAACTGGTTCCAAACAACCACTATAAATAATTGGTCATATCCAGGATTATATAACAACACCAATACAATACCAACAACATCACTTTCAGGATTAAATTATTCTGCTTTAACAATCGTTGATACCCAACATTTTGAGTTTGGTAATGAAGATATTAACTTTGATATGACAAGTGAAATCAATGGTATTTTAAACGGTAGTATTACAGGTGTTACAGGTTGGGGTGTTGCATATGTTCCCGAAGTAGAAAACATCTCAGGATTGACTGAAACTTATTCTGTGGGGTTCTTTACCCGTCACACCCAAACGTTCTACCAGCCCTTCTTACAAACCACATACGATGATATTATTAAGGATGATAGAAACACTTTTGCACAGAACAGAACAAATCAGTTATATTTGTATGTTTATCAAAATGGTGACTTTGTAAATTTGGACGAAAACCCTGTTGTTGATATTTTAAATCCTGATGGTGAACCTATTTCAGGTTATACTGGATTAACCACTTGTTTACGTACAAAAGGTGTGTATGAAGTAGTAGTACCACCATTGAATGGATATTATACACCATGTCAATTCACGGATAAATGGACTAATATTGTTATTGATGGTAATAATTTATCTGACATTGAAAATGATTTTGTTTTATTACCCACATCTTCAGCATATCAAATTGGTGTTCAATCTAAAGACCCAATCCTTTATGGTTTTGATTTTAGTGGTATTAAACAAAATGAAAAAATACTTAACACCGATATTCGTAAAGTGATGGTAACTATCAAACAAGCTTACACAAGTCAGGTTGTTTTAAATAGTATTGATACATTTTATAGAGTATATGTTAGAGAAGGTAATACCGAAGTACAAGTTCAAGATTGGACACCAATCAATAGAACACCCAATGAATACTACTTTATGTTTGATACAAGAGATAAAATACCAAATCAATATTATGTTGATATAAAAGTGAATACTAGCGGAGAACGAGATACTTATCAAAAAGAATTAATGTTCCAAATCGTAAACAAAAAATGAAAAAAATAGTTAGACTTAATGAATCTATGATTCAAAACCTTGTAAGAAAAGTATTACAAGAACAAAAAAATGAAAGATACATGTTCTTCTCTAATTTAGAACAAATGAAAAGACAATGTGAAATGTTGTTAGATTTAGATGAATCACAAATTGAAAGTATTCTTGACAATGGTCATGACTGGGCTCAAGACCACATTTCTGAAGCAAAAAACAATATGGACCAAGTCTTTGATTTTTTAATGAATGAAATCAATGGGGGTGAAGACGAAACAATGGAGGTTGAGCCTAATATGATGGAAGGTAAGAAAAAAACGGGAACAAAATTATGTGTTCGTGGTAAAGCTGCTGCTAAAGCAAAGTATGATGTTTACCCTTCGGCATATGCGAATGGTTATGCGGTTCAAGTGTGTAAAGGTAGGATGCCTGGTTTAGACGGAAAAAAACATTGTTCAGGTGCCTATTGTTAATTCAAAAAAAATTATTATCTTTGAATCCATATTAAAATGAAAGAATACAAACACATATTCAAAAGGTGGATTCAACGAATGTACATTGATTCTGCAAGAAAAATGGACTACGAACGTGGTCACAGGTCAAAATACGAGTTGGATTGTTTATCAATTTGTAAAAAATTGATTGATAAACCAGATACTCAATTATTAATGACACCACTTTCAAATAAAAAATACATACACAATCCTGCAAATTCTATTTTTATAACAATTGAAGGTAATACAGTTAATGTAATTAATCACAAATATTCATATACGGTTGTAATTCAAGACAAATCAAAAATTGAAATAACAAATCACTTTAATGAAGTTTTAGAAAGTCAAAGATTAAAAATGGAAGAAGAAATTACTTCCAATATTAAACATTCTCTTAAGAATATATTACAAACATTAGTTTGATGGACAAACTTCCTTAGCAATTTTTTCTGTTTGTCCTTCATCAATTAGTCCTATTCTGTGTAGTACACAATAATATCTTGGATTTTCATTTAAATGTTGTTGTGCAATTTTACGAGCTTCTTTTAAATCTTTAGCATATTGCGATTCAACCATTTCTCCAAGGTCTATCATTTTGTTTTTTCTGACCTGTTCGTTGAGGATGGACTTAATAAATTGTCTCATACCTTCATTAGTGTTTTTCTTTTTGGGTTTATAAGAGGTCATTACTGGTTTTTGACCTTTACCTGATTGAGTATCTTTTTTTTCGGCTTCTCTTTTTTGTCTACAAGCATTTTGTTTTGCGGAATCGCTCATTTTACCCGCAACACCTGCTGCTCTACACTTTGGATAAGCACCTTTATCAGTGTCTGAACGACCACAAGGTGGATGTTTTCCATTTTTATCTTTACTACAAATATTAACCCATGGCCCTTTAGGCTGACTACTTCCTTTTGGCTTCTTTTTTTTGCCAAACCATACTGCCAAATCTTCATTTAATTGTTGTTCCATGTTGTTTTTGTGAAAAAAATTACGATACTTAACATAAATATAAAACCATATGGAAAATACTAAAAATACTGAAGAAATATCAAAAAAAACGCAAGAAATTATTGGTTCTCTTTTTGATACAATACATTACACATCAAATGAACAATTAAATTCATTTATTGATGGTATGAATGAAGAACAAGCAATATATTGTATAAGACAAGCATTAATTGCTTGCCACGTTAGAGGCTCATTTACAATGGAAGAAACTGAAGCAGTTTCAAAGTCTTTAAGAATTATTAACACCTAAACTCCTTATGAGTCAGTAGGTGTAGGTGTTGGAGTCTCAGTTGGTGTTTCAGTATTAGTTGGAGTAACCGTAGGTGTAGTAGTTGGTGTTTCAGTATTAGTTGGAGTAACCGTAGGTGTTGATGTATTAGTAGGTGTCGGAGTCTCAGTTGGTGTTTCAGTATTAGTTGGTGTTGGTGTATTAGTCGGAGTTTCTGTTACAGTAGGTGTTGGTGTGTTAGTTGGAGTTTCCGTATTAGTTGTTGTAGGTGTAGGAGTTTCCGTATTAGTAGGTGTTGGTGTTGGTGTATTTGTTGAAGTTACAGTATTAGTTGGAGTAACCGTAGGTGTTGATGTATTAGTTGGTGTTGGTGTATTAGTCGGAGTTTCTGTTACAGTAGGTGTTGGTGTATTAGTCGGAGTTTCTGTTACAGTAGGTGTTGGTGTGTTAGTTGGAGTTTCCGTATTAGTTGGTGTGTTAGTTGGAGTTTCCGTATTAGTTGTTGTAGGTGTAGGAGTTTCCGTATTAGTAGGTGTTGGTGTATTTGTTGAAGTTACAGTATTAGTTGGAGTAACCGTAGGTGTTGATGTGTTAGTTGGTGTTACACTTGGAGTTACTGATGGAGTTGAGGTATTACTTGGTGTTGGAGTTGGCGTAGTAGATGAAGAACTTGGAGTTTGAGTAACGGGTGGCCATTCAATTGTAGAATCTACTGTTAAATTTGAAAACGCAGTTTTATACGTACCATCAACATACCAAATGTTTACAGTTTCACCTATTTGAATTTCATAATTATTAACAACAAAATTATCATTACATCTTGTATAAGAAATAACACTTATTCTACCTAAATTGTTGGTAATTATACTTTTTTTACAAGCCATGTCAAATTATTATTGAGGCCAATCTACCGTATTTGTTAGTGTAACACCCGCAAATGCCGTTCTAAATGTACCGGTCACATACCAAATATTAACGGTTTCACCTGGTTGAATTTCATAATTATTAACTACAAAATTATCATCACATCTTGTGTATGATATTACTATAATACTTGAAGCAGTATTTGTTATTGTTGATTTTTTACAAGCCATAATTTAATTATTATTTTTATACATATAAATACCACGTAAAAACAAAAAAGGGAACCGAAGCTCCCTTTTTTTATAAGTTTTAAGATAAATTATCTCAATTCTTGTAAGTTGAATGTTCTTACACCATCAACTGTTACTCTACCATAGAAACGGTTGTTAACCATTTTCTTAGCGTATCTTGTCATGATACCCTTGATAGGTGTGAAGTTGAATGGGTTATACATAGTTGGAGTCAACTGTAAAGGAACATATGGAGCGTAGATGTAACCTGTATCCAACAAGCTAGTACCTTTGTGTCCGATTAACACTTGGTTAGCTGGGAAGTAAGGGTCACGATACACTTGGTATCTTCCTGACAATGTACCGATTCTTTCAATACCCATGTTGTATTGGTCTTGCTCAGGAGCTGCGTTTGATACGTGGAAGTACTCCAAGTCATCAAAGATAGCAGATACTTCAGAAGATACAACAATCCAGTTAGCACCACCTCTTAAAGTTGATTTGTGGATTTGAGCTGACAATTGGTTAATTGCAGTAATCAAAGTTTGGTTCCAATCTTTTTGAGTGTAAGGAGTAGTACCAGCAGAAGATAGTCTCTTCCAACCGTTGTAATCCCATCTCAAGTTCCAAGCCGCACCTTTTCTCAAATCTCTCAAGATTTCTCTATCAATTTCTGCTGCAACTTGCTCAGATAACAATGCTGTCAATTCAGCTTCAGCATCAATGTTGTGGAACGCCGCAACGTCTTGAGCTAATTCAGGAGACCATTGTGCTCTCAATTTTCTTTCTGTAACAGAAACTGTTACTGACTCAAGGTCAAAAGAAACTTCACCAATTTGGTCTTCAAATTCCAACTCTTTGTAGTTTCTGTAAATTGCGTAGAACGCATTGTTAACAACAGTTGAAGATGAGAATGTTGAACCTGTGTAACCGTCCATAGATGAATCACCACAAGTGATACAAACAGGAGCTTGTAAATCCATTTCTAAGAAAATAAATCCATCAGCGTCACAAATATTGTAATAAGAACCACCTGAGTTATTAGCAGTTGGCCAAGTAGTGTTTACTTGATTACCGTATTGAACAATACCTTTACCATATCTTTGAGTTACAACTCTGAATAAGTAAGGGTTAGTTGTGTTTGCTGAAGTATAAACGTTACCAGCTACACCTAAGATGTTCAAACCTGATAAGAATTCTTCAGTATCCATAGTATTACCATTAGGACCAATCAATTGACCAGCACCAGCGTTAGAGAAACCACTCATAACAATAATTACTTTTCTGTAATTATCTGTAGTGTAAGCGCTAGGAACTAATACACCAGCATTAGACCAAGCGTAAGTTACAGTTGATGCAGTTACTGCTGTCCACTGACCTTTTGAATAGTCAAACAAACCAGGAGGGTTCAAACCAGCTTCGTTACCTTCGTAGAATAAGTCATACAAATCCTTATTGTAAATAGGATTGTAAAGACCATTACTATCTGCAGCACTATAACCAGCATCTGGGTTACCAGGATAGTTTCCAGGAGAACCAATAGGAGCGTAGTGTGAACCTGATTGTCCAAACAAACCATCCGCTGAAGTTCCACCAGAATAACCTTGAATTTTAGGTACGAAGTAGAACAATTTACCGATTGGTAAGTTCATTGCTTGTACAGACACGATGTCGTTAGCTAATAATTTAGAGAATACTCTTCTCACGATTGGGAAAACAACCGTTTCAAAAGAACCTGAATCAGAAGTTGAAGAAGCTTCGTTAATTAAGTGTGAAGCTTGGTTTTCATACAACTGAGCCACGTTTTCTTTCATGTGACCTTTTAGACCTTCTAAAAAGCCAAGTTTATCCCATTTGTTGATTGTGTCTTCTTTGATAACTTTAAGGTGTTTCAAACCAATGTTACCAACAAGACCGCTTTCTAATAATGCACCCATTTTAGTATTTTTTTGTTTT